ACTGCATAACATGATATGAACTGACGGGTTGCCGCAATTGGCGGTCAGGTTGTGGCATAGATAACCTGCCGGGGTTCAAACCGGCTCCCTGGGCCTATTATGTCAGAGGCCATAAGATAACCTCGCATACTTCATATGAGGAATATATGTCTGGCATAGATTGTCCTTGGGAGAAGGAGTTTGAGATGGAATGGAATAAAGGCAGGCTTGCCAATGCCGTTCCGGGTATTGTTTTTCATGAAAGCGATCTAAGTTATTCTAGGACAGGTGCATAATCATGTGTGGCGGCAGTGGTGGAGGAGGAAACGGGGGCAGAACGGGGGGCGGTGGCGGCGGGCAACCATCCGATCCAGGTGCCCAGATGTTATCTAATCTGCGATCCGGGAAATTGTCTCAAGCAGACGCCGAATTTGCCGCCGAATCCCTTCTCACCGCGTCTATGAAGAGCAGAGACTTCGCAGAAACTCGCGCGATAAACAAGAAGTATGCCGCCGCGATGGATGCGATTGATGCATATAAGGCAGAACGCGGCACGTTCAAACCGCCTGTAGAAAAAACAGCGGGCCAAGTGGCTTACGAACGCTACCAGGCGAAACGAAAATATGAAGGATATCGCTAATCTTCCGAGTCTGCCCCGCAATATATGCAGCCTTTCTCCTCGTATTCTTTTGAGGACATGATTCGGCCACAGACAGCACACGTGGAGATGGATACACAAAGTGACTCTTCCGCGATGTTTAGCACCGCGAGAAGAGCATCATTGAGGCTATCCCCAGCTTGTCCGAACTTGGAAAGGCGATCCCTGGCATCTCTGCTTACTTGAATGGTTGTAGAGGACATTTTAAGCTCTCTCGATCTCTGCCAGATCGGCTAATGTCAACGATTCCAAATACTCATCGGCTTCTATGGCTCGATTGGCCTGAATTAACTTTTGCAGTTGATCGGCCAATTTCTGATCTTTCATGCCATGAGAATCAACCGATTGACTGATAGCTACCTCTTCGGAGGTTACCGTCCATCCAGTTTCATAGTATTCTCGGATTATATCTTCTTGAATCGACATTTCAAATCGCCTCCAATGTCCCAACCACATCCCCGCCAACCAGTACCTTGTCTCCCTTGTAGGAAACGGGGCACTCGGAAGAGAACTCATCTTCCATCATGCTCTCGATTTCGGGTTTGGTCATTTTCGGGAAGGTCCGACCAAAGGCTTTCAGGTTATAGATCTTTGCCTTTGGGGTTGCCAGAACATCGCCAAAGAGTTCTTCCAGCTTTGCATCATCGTAGTAGTCCATCTCATTCTTTGCCATAGATACTATGGAGTCTATGATACTATAAATACTTATCGCCATGCTATGCAAAACCTGCCGCTTCATTCGTCGCTACCCCCGGCACCACATCGATCAGCTCCTTGACGATGGCGCATCATATCGGTCTGTTGCCATGAAGTTCCCTGGAGTGGGAACTGATGTAACATTGGCCAACCATCACAAACACCACTGGAAGAACCGAAATGTCAGGAAAAAAGGGACACTGCCAGACATGTGATTATATCAGGTCGCATAGGGGGGGCAACCGGGTCAATGAGGATCTGGTCAATGGCATATCAATCGCGGCCATTGCGCAGCGTACCGGGTTGGGGCGGGGGACCCTGACCAGACATCGCGACGAAGGGCATATGATGGCAGGTTTCCAAAAGCATGCACATCTCACCAAGGGCGCGAAAGAGCAATTGGACCTCATGAAGTATGCCAAAGAGATCCTTGATATGTCTATTCGGGCCGGGAAGATGGCCCTCGGGGACGCAGTTGATTTGCCAGAGGGGGCTGAACCTGTAAAACGTGATCTGCGATCATTAGGTTCCTGTTTGGCTCCTGCGTGTAAGATGCTAGAACTTGAATATGAGCACACAATTGCCGCCAAACTGCAAGAAGAAATCGATGCTCTGAAAGAAGCTAACGCGAAGGATCGATGAGTAACATAGCTGGAATGCGGCGACAATTGCAAAAGATCAAGGCTGATATGAAAAAGCCTTCGATAGTCGCGACTCTTCCGGATAGAAAGGTTGAAATTTCGCCCATCGAGTTACTGGATTATTTCATCGCTGCAATACGATTAGGCAGTATTCCAACTGATCATAAACTTTATTCGGTATTCCTAGAAGCCGCGCAAGACGAAGATCAAGGGCAAATCTTCGAATGCCTTCGCAAACTAGCGCGCGAGATCGAACCTGAAAGGGGGACCAACGATCTTTTCCTGCCAACTGGCAAACAAGCCAACAGCATCATAGAGAGCATAGACGCTCCGAAAAGCATTAACCTCTGGTATGGGTCGGTGCGGTCATCAAAGACCATCATGAGCCTAATCGTCTGGCTCTGGCGATGCGCGCATGGCCGAAAGGGCCGCCGAATGATGGTGGGCAATACCACAGAGACCTTGGAGCTCAATTGCATAGAGCCATTGAAAGATCTCCTCCCATCCGCTATCAATCATGTCCGTGGCTGGAGACAATTCTTCATTTTCGGAAGAACTGTCAGCATCAGAGGGGCAAATGACGTGGGGCAAGAAAAGAAATTCCGAGGCCCGACGCTACTAGATGCATATGCCGATGAGGTTACAACCTGGTCCAAGAGCGTTTTTAAGATGCTCAGAACCCGGATGGATAAAGCAGGAGCAACCCTTTTAGGCACAACCAACCCCGATAATCCACTTCATTACATCAAGACAGATTACATTGACAGAGTTAACGAAATATCTATTAGGCTCTGGCATTTCGTCTTAGACGATAACCCTGGTCTGACTGATGAATATAAAGCCAATCTGATTGCAGAAAATCCTCCTGGCACGGTCTATTATCTGCGTTTCATCCTCGGGCTTTGGGTAGCCGCCGAAGGCCTTGTATATAACATGTTTGATGCCGCAAAAAACGTGGTCCATGACTTGCCCCATCGATGGAGCAACCTGGTTGTTGGGGTGGATTTCGGTGCTGCATCCGTAACCACCTATATCATGCTCGGAAGGGCAGCCGAAGGCCCACACGTTGGAAAGTGGATAGCATGGAAGGAATATTATCATGATGCATCAAGCAAGACTGCCAAAACCACGTATGAATTCTCAAATGATATGAAAGAATTTCTGAAAAGAGATGGCGGCCAATGGAATGTGTCCTCGATTGAAGTAGATCCCTCGGCCAGCCCGCTCAAGGTGCAATTTCGCAGAGATGGCATGGTGGGCATGAAAGATGCAGATAATGCCGTCCAAAAAGGAATAATGGATGTGGCGGCCGCATTCAGCTCTGGCAAGTTGCTGATCCATGAATCTTGCAAGCATCTTCTGGCAGAAATTCAAGCATATACATGGGACCCGGCTGCAAAATCGAAAGGTGAGGATAAGCCGGTTAAGCAAAATGATCATTGTCTTGACGCCCTCCGATATGGCGCAAGACGAATATTCAGGAAGGCCTACTAATGATAACCCCCGATAACCTCCAATCTCATTTCATGCGTGGTAAGCCTTGGCCCCCTGTGGAAGATAAGGACCGGCTGAAGACCTACGCCGATAACCTTCTCCTTTGGCAACGAAAGCATGACGAGGTCTACACCATCCTGAAGAATCTCTATGCAGATCGCGAAAAGGATTTCAATAAGATAATATTTATAATCAACTTCCATAAGCAGCTATCAACCTTTTGGGCCGATTTGCTTCTCTCCGAGAAGCCAACCATGAAGGCGGGCACATCTAAAGAGGACGTTGCCTCTCCCGAGCAAATCTATCTGGATTCGTTGGTATCTAGGCTATCGCTTTGGTCTAAAGCATATGCCACCAGAATCGATATGAGTAGGTATGGCGCGGGTGTCGCAAAAGTTTATGCAGAGGAAGGCAAGCCCGCGAAGGTGCAAATAGTCTCGCCGAAAAATTGGTGGCCAGTCGTCGGTCCCGATGGCGAGGCGGTAGGGCATGTAATAGCATGGTCGCGGGACAATAAAATTCTTGAGGTGGAAATTCATAGCAGTGGGCTTATATGGAGTTGCAAGTTTGTCCTATCTGACCAGGGCGAGATAAAATCAGATCCGTATGATATCATCGAAGTCCAAACCGGTTGTGATATGCCCCTGGTATTTCCAATCCTGAATGCCAGCACCTCGGACGACATCTATGGCACCGATGATTACCAAGATATAGACCCGATGGTAAAGAGGCTGGAGATCACATTTACCAGGTCGGGCCGCACGCTGGATGCCCATTCTGAGCCCGCATTCGCCGTGCCAGATGCTGCTTTGGGCCCGCCCGATCCTGTCACCAATGAAAGGTCTTACAATGCCAAGCGGCGTGTATTCCCTATCGGCGAAGGGGATTCGCTGCCTCAGTACATCACATGGGATGGGCAGCTTGTAGCTTCTTTTACTCTGATCGATAAGGTGCTATCACAGCTCTACACGATCTCGGAAACATGCAAATGTGCTTTTGAGCCTGACACGCTGGGAAATGCCATCTCTGGCAAGGCTTTGCGAATGCTCATGATGAGGCCACTCAAGAAAAGCGAACGTTGCAAATTACAATATGATCCGGTATTCAAGCAGATTCTCAGGGCAGTTTCCGTTCTCGATGCCAAGAACGGTGTACCCGGTGCGGTGCCATTGGAAAACATCGATATCACCTGGCGGGATGGCCTCCCCGACGACGATCTGGAAGAAGCGCAGATCGACACTATGAAGATCACAGGCGGCGCTCGGAGCCCTCAGGGGATCATGAGAGAACGTGGCTTTTCCGAAAAGCAAATAGCAACAGAAACCGATGAGATCAGATCAATGCAGGGGATGTAAATGACGATATACCCAAGTAGAAACCCACGTAGGCAGAAAGTGACCGCTCCAGAAAAGAGCGGTTCGCCTGAGCCAGAAAAGCCGAAACGCAAAAGGAAATCGGTGATGTGATGGCTAAAAAGAAAGGCAAGAAAGGCGGCGGTGGATGCAAGCTTAAGTATGCTTTATTCCACCATTATATTTCCACTGCAAGTATTTCGCATAATCGACAAGATCGCTATCGAATTCCTGATCATAACAATCCAATATTTCAACTTCTATAGCACATCCGTTTTTGTGGTCTGATATAACTTTTATTTTCATGCGATAATAATCATCATTATAGGCATTGAATCTTTCGGTAAGAAATTTCAATAATAGGTTTTAATTCTATATCCGCTGTGCTCTAAAGCCCCGGATTTGATCGATATGACAACCGAAGACCCTAGCAAACAAATTCCTGAGGCAGATCCCATTGTGGACCCCAAAGGAACGAGCCCCGATCCCTCCAAGATGTATTCCGAGGAGCAGTATCAAAGGGCCATGAATCGCAAGTTAGCCAACTACATTCCCAAAACCGATTATCAGGCAGCGATAGACAGAGCGTCCGCTCTTGAGAAAGCCCTCCAAGAAAACGAGAGGCTGAAGCAGGAGCTCAGTACGAAACTGTCTAGCTTCGAACAGAAAGAACTCAAAGCAAAGATCGCGGTAGAAGTCGGCATTCCACTGACAATGCTACATCGTATCAATGGCATCGATGAGAAAGCACTTCGGGAAGATGCGGAAACCTTGCGAAAAGAGCTAGGGATCAAACACGACGCCGGAAAACCCGTGCCACCAGTAACACCTGGGCAGATCCCAACAGAAAATGATGAGATGAACGCTGCACTGCGAATGCTGGCAGGCGTGGGCGGCGCAAGCACGAGATGATTTTATGGTAGCAACCTATGATGAAGTATTAGCCCGGTCCGGCCTCGTGTCGGCAGGTATGATAAATCCAAAATATGTACCAGGCGTGATCCAGGAAACGATCACCCAGAGCGCGATTATGGGCCTGATGAGCCGCGAGCCCAACATGTCCACCAAGATCGAGAGCCGGGCCGTGATGTCCCTGTTCCCTGAAGCATATTGGGTGGACACTGAGGCAGGAGATGGCACCTCCCCGGAAGTAGCTGGCGGCCTCATGCAGACCACAAAACAGGGATGGACAAACGCCACCATCACCGCCGCCAAAATGGGCGTTGTGGTCCCTATTCCAAAGGATATGATTGCAGACCTTGCGGACGGCTTCGATTTGTGGGCGGAGATCAAGCCCCGGCTCGCAGAGTCCATAGCCCGGAAGTTCGACCAGGCCGTCCTCTGGGATGACACCAACGCACCCGCTGCATTCCCTGATAGCATTTACAGCGATGCCACAAGCGCCGGAATGGTGATCGACAAGTCGGATTCAGTTGGCTCTGGCAAGACCTTCACTGACATGTATGACGCCATCCTTGGCGTGGGCGGCCTCTTCGGGTTGGTCGAGGAAAAGAGGTACAATGTAGATGGCATTGTCGCAGATCTTAGCCAGAAGGCCGTGATGCGGGGTATAAGGTCATCTGACGGCGTGCCGCTGTGGGCTCAGGAGAATGGCCAGGGCAAGCCTACTTACTCTCTGGCAGGAGTAGATGTCAATTTCCTGCAGAATGACAGCCTTGATGCTTCCACCGCTCTAATGATCGCGGGCAACTGGAAGAAGGCGTTCTATGCATGGAGGCAGGATATTCAGATCTCCATGACAGATACCGGCGTGGTAACTGATGCCGCTGGCGTGGTCCTGATCAATGCCATGCAACAGGATGTGGTACTTCTGAAAGCCACATGTAGAATAGGCTGGTGCTGCCCGATACCTGCTGACATTGCAGGAACTGCAAGCCGCTACCCGTTCGCTGTCTTGAAGCCGTGAGGTGGGAAGATGAGATATCTTTCTATCTTTCTGGCAATGCTGCTTGTGATGAGCATGGCTTCCGCCGCCTGGTATCCTCAGAAGGTCGAGGTGCCTGTCACCAACTATGATAATATCACGTTGGTTGATGACAAGTACATGTTCTTTGGAACAGGATCGGATGCGTCTCTGAGATATAATTCTGTGATGGATAAGATCTATTTCAACGATACCCCGATCTATCTAGAAGAGGCAGTGACGCTCGGAGCAAGCATATCATCCCCGGATCTGACCGCCACTGATGATCTTGTAGTCGGTGATGATGCCCTGGTAACTGACGACCTTGTAGTAGACGGCGCGGCCAGAGTAGATGAAACGCTAACCGCAAACGCAATTTCGTGTAATGGCACTGTCGCCGGGGCCGATCTAACGGCTTCAGACGATGCCATAATCACCGATGATTTGGTGGTTGATGGTGCCATGAGGGTCGATGAAGCTAGTACTATCGCCAGCCTGACAATTAATACCACCCTATCAGCCGAGGACGTGGCGTCGACTGATGACGCTTACATAGCAGATGATTTAGTTGTAGACGGTGGCGCGAGGATTGATGAAACGCTCACGGTCAATGCGATTTCTTGCAATTCCACCATCGGCGGAACTGATATCACCGGGTCGGGTACCGTCCAAGGTGCTGATCTGGTAGCCACCGACGACGCTCTCATAACAGATGATTTAGTCGTGGATGGAGCCGCCAGAATTGATGAGGCAAGTACCATCGCAAGTCTGACGGTGAATACTACCATATCGGCGGAAGATGTGGCCTCAACCGACGATGCTTATATAGCGGACGATCTGGTAGTTGATGGCGCCGCCCGGATAGATGAAACGGCAACGGTAAATGCACTGGTATCCAATACCACCATTGCAGCAACGACTCTCTTAAGCGGTGCTGATGGCAGGCTGACAGATGATCTGTTGGTAGACGACGATGCCTATGTGGACGGCACGGCGACAGTCCAAGAACTCGTGGTCAACAACACCACAAACCTGAAGCAGCCGATCTATTACGATACCTATGCATGCGTGACCAATACCACAATCAGCGACAGTGCGATCTATAGCACGTTTGTGATAGGAAATAGCACCGGCTTCGGGCAGACCATGACCTTACCTTCGGCGTCCGCTGCAATCGGTATGACGATTCGATTCATTGTGGACATCAACCCAGACACAAATGATATCGTCATAGATGGCTCAGGTGATGAGACCATCAATGGAGCAGCTACCAAGACATCCTCCGAGCAGTGGGCCGTTCTCGATGTCTATTGCGACGGCACCGAATGGTATGTGACTAACAGCGTGGGCACTTGGGCGTAGAGTGCCATTATTATTTTTTGGTTGATAATGATATCAAAAATAACGCATGCCATAGGACTCTTTATATGGAAGTGCCTTTGGCGCATATTGACCAATCCAACGCCGGGCTTCCATGTGCTTGCCAGGGTGGATTATCCAGAAAACATCGAAGGTAGGCCCGCGTGCTCCTCATTCGGTTGCTTCTTTCAGGCGGTTGGAAAAATAAAAATCGGCTCTAATTGCTGGTTTGCTCAAAATTCCTGTCTCATAACAAGCAATCATGATCTATATGACGTGGCTATAAACGCACCGCCTGAGCCGATTGCCATCGGCAACGATTGCTGGATAGGGGCGAATGCCGTGATCCTTCCGGGCGTGACCCTGGGGAATCATACTATAGTCGGAGCGGGTAGCATAGTGACTACGAGCTTTTCAGAAGGCCATTGCATCATAGCTGGCAATCCAGCTAAACTGATCAGGAGATTATAATGACAGATACACCCATAACCAATTGCTATCTCGCGACCAGGGAGCTTGCGTTGGCCTACTTCGCCGGAGATCCAAGAGCGGCAGCATTCATAGCCACCAGCCACAATGGACTGGTATCTTCAGAGAGCTACAAAAGCAATCGATGCCATGCCATTGGCCGGGCTGACATATTACATCTATAATAGAAATACCACAATAGATTCTGACGAACAGTCCCTGGCATTCCCTAGAGTCATAGACGGCAAAATCCATGACTGGAACGAGGACACCATTCTGCCAATTGTGCCGCAAAATGTCAAGGACGCATGCTGCGAGGAAGCTCTGGCACTATATCTATTCTATGCAGACGACGACGCGCAAGAACGATATGATAGGCAGGAGCAGGGCGTATCTTCCGCCTCAAATCCGGCTGGCTCTGAAAGCTACCAAGTGGGCACTGTCCGCAAACGAAAGGGATTACATAGCGTCGCTGCATACGATCTCATGAAATGCTATCTGGCTGGATCTGTTGAGCTGGCGTTTGGTGGGGTTGCATACGTTTCTGATATTTCGACATCGGATAGGTGATTGCAGATGAGCTACCCACATCTGGCAAAGAAGGTCACCAAAACCGCTGTAACATTCTTTAGCGGCATATCGTCTGCTACCTTAACATTAATCGGCGCATGGCCGACAAATGGCTCTAAGCTTCAGATAGTATCCTCCAGCGTCACAGGACATACCGATTGCGCGGGGCGAGTCACTATAAATGGATCGGAAAACATAGACTTCCTGGCAGCCGGGAAGAAAACGAGCACGGTAAGCCTAACCGCGCGGCCAACTATCGTAACCAGCAATCTGGATTGCAACTTACTGATTACCTGCCTAGATTCCGGCGGCCAACCCATCTATACATCCGCCGAAACTGACCTACCTTGCCGGATCTATCTAAAAAGAAAGTATCTGCCAGCGCCACAGGGCGGATTTACACAAATCCAAGAAACTCTTTTGGAGTGCAGAGATCTCACTATCATTCCTACTAATACGATTAAATTCGATATCACAAACCGAAAAGTACCCACCGCTGGAATAGAATATACCGTATCCGCAATTGATCCGGTAGATGGTCCGGGTGGAACCGAACATAAGAGAATGCTTCGATTTTGATTACCAGCTGAAATAGCAGCGGAGATGAACACATGGTTAGCGAAAAGATATTTGGCAATTCTATAGGCGCATTCGTTGCCTATGGCAAAGACGGAACAACATTGGTGCCCGTTAAGGTAAATGCTGATGGTGAATTGGTTGTCAACCTCGAAGCCGCTACCGTAAACATTGGTGATGTAGATGTCCTATCATCTGCCTTGCCTACCGGCGCAGCCACGGAGCAAGGACTAGACGATATTCTAGCGAAGCTCTCGGCTGATCCAGCCACGCAGACCACGCTCGCAGCAGTCTTGGCAAAGATCATAGCCGCCCCGGCTACCGAGGCAAACCAGGCCCTCATCAAGGCTGCCGTGGATGCCGTCACCGCGAAGCTACCCAGTGATCCGGCTACTCAGACAACACTTGCACTCATCAAGGCGGCAGTCGAAGGGGCAACCCCGGCGGGCACCAACCTGATCGGTGCGGTCAAGATCGATCAAACCGCCCCAGGCACAACCAACAAAGTAGATGCCGGATACACTGTCGTAAGAACCGACACGACTTTCGTCGGCATGGATGCAACCAGCCAATACGATGCCGTGGGCGCGCTGGTAGAGATTGCCAATTGGGCGAGGGTAGCGGGAGGTTCTGCAACCATCAGAGAAATGCGCATAAGTGTCAATAACAATGCCATAGCGCCACAATTTGAGGTTCATTTCTTCAGAAATTCAGATGCAACGGTCGCTGCCGATAACGTAACCTGGACGGAACTCGCTGCTGAATATGCAACGCGGGCCGGCTATATTCTGATGCCAGCCTGTGCGAAGGCTGGCGGGTCCGGTACAATCGATATGGTCCGGGCGCAGCATGACGACTATGGGAATGGACTGTCGAAGGAAATCACTTGCGCGGCTGGGGCAACCTCGATATGGGTCAAGCTCAAGCTAATGACATCCGGAATATCTTTCGCGGCCACGCCTGGCAATCAGATAGTTCTATCGATCGTCAGAGAGCAGAGCTGAGATCATGAGGCATCATAGGAGAGGGCGCAATCCAGATGCGAATAAGCTGATCCTCACCACCGCCGTCCCGGTGGATAATCAGTTTAGCAACATATACACAGTTAAATATATTTCACAAGAAAACCTGGTGTGGGCCACCTCGTATCTGATATTACATTATCGCAATTGTGATGGATCTTTTTTTTCAAAACGCAACATCGGTGGCGTGATCGCGGTCGATCGAGATGCGAATTATATTTATTATGCGTATCTCAGTACATTGAGGCGTTACAATTTGAGCTATGGGGGTCTGGCTGATTGCATTATTGCTGGCATGCGTAGAATATGTATCAACGATCCGGATTATTGTTACGTTTCGAGTAACGACGGTACGAATGGTCACGGATTCCGCCAGGTCAAAAAGTCTACAATGACCGTAACCGCAACTGCATTAGCAACCGGCTCAGGTGATGGGCAGTTTGACGACCCGCTAGGCATTTTCTACTACAATTCAGAAATTTTTGTAGCAGATTACGACAATTCCAGGATATCGGTGTGGACAAAATCGGGCGAAAGCCTGACCTACGCCCGGAAGTATGATCTCGGATTCAAGCCTATGGATTTGGCTTTTGACGGTGTGAACTGGTTTATACAGTCTGCAACAACTATATACAAGTATGACAATGTATTCACTGATGCGACAAAAGCCTCAACCGCTTGCGTCGGCTATAGCCTGACCATCATCCCCGATCAAGGCGACGGCTACGGCGCAACACTGGCAATATCCGACAATACCAATAGCCGCCTATACCGCCGCAAGTGCTCCGATCTCTCCTTGATCGCCACCGTTGGCAGCGCGGGCGATGGCTCAAGCACTCTCTGCGATCCAGTCATCACCGGCCCGGCTGGGTTTTGGATAGACTCAGAAGGCAATAGATATTCAGTGGCCAGCGCCGCCAACATCTCCAAGAATGGCTTTTCCGGTGATTTCTTCCGAGGGACACCGAACCGGATGACCTATCAGCCGTCCGGTCGGCTATCTGATATTACTGCAATCGATTTCAATGCCGATGCCATTGTCGGAGAAATCAAAAATCTATATAAGTGCGTCAACCTGACAAGCTTGAAATTGCAGACTAATCCGGCACTGGTGCTTAACTTAAGCCGTCAATCTGCGAAATTAGTAACCCTTTGGGCTTATGCGTGCGGGGCTGGCATATCTGGCAGTATCCGGCACATGACGGCGCTAACTGATTGTCGCC